GGGCCGCCAGCGACACTTTTTTACATTCACTTGATTTTCCGCTGAGGGGGTTCGTGTTGTCTCCTCAGCCCGAAGTGTCTGGCGTGGTCACTGCTGCCGCATCGGGTGACCAGCGTGACCTGCTAGTTGCGTTGCGTGCCCGGATCGCTCGTGACATCGACAGCGATAAGACGCCTGCTCGTGACCTTGCCGCTCTGTCGCGTCGGTTGTTGGAGATTGCGAAGGAGATTCGCGCTCTAGATGCGGCGACCTCGAAGGATGATGTTGGCCAAGCAGCCGAAGTCCCTGACGAGAAGTTCGCTACTTCCTGAGGCGCGCCATCTGGTGCTGCCGAAGGGCATCCGCACAACCGGGTTCCCCTCGGTCGAAGCGACGTGCCGTCAGCTCGGTCTGGAGTTTGACCCGTGGCAGCGGACTCTGAATCGCTGCATCCTGGGAAAAGGCAAGCGCGGACAGTACGCGGCTGACACAGTCGTGATGTCGATTCCTCGACAGGTCGGCAAGACCTGGGATATCGGCGCACTGGCGTTCGCGTTGTGCGTCCAGTCGCCGGGGTTGACGGTGATTTGGACGGCGCACCGTTTCAAGGTGGCTCGGGAGACTTTCGAGTCGCTGCGCTCGTTGGCTCGGTCGCCGAAGTTGGCTCCGCACATTGACCAGGCCCCTATTGGTGGCGGCATTGCCTCTGGTGCAGGCAACGAATCGATCACGTTCCGCAACGGCTCACGAATTGTGTTCGCTGCCCGCGAGCGTGGCGCGGTTCGCGGGTTCACCAAGGTCGACATCATCATCTTGGACGAGGCTCAGATCCTCACTGATGGTGCGCTCTCGGATATGGCTCCGACACAGAACCAGGCCGACAACCCGCTGATCATTTTGATGGGCACGCCACCGAGACCGCAGGACCCCGGCGAGGTGTTCTCGCGGTTGCGGGCTGAGGCACTCAAGGGCGAGTCGGATGACGTGCTCTATGTGGAGTTCTCGGCGCCTGCGAACGCCGATCCTGATGACCCAAAGGCGGTTGCTGAGGCGAACCCGTCGTATCCGAAGCGGACCAAGCCGAAGGCGATTCGTCGGCTGCGGAAGCTGCTGAGTGTCGAGGACTACATGCGCGAAGTCCTGGGCATCTGGGACGACGACGTGCAGGTCGGCAGCGGGGTTGACGTGTTGGCGTGGGGTCGGCTGGTTGACCGTGGGGTTGAGCCGGATGCTCGTGCGTTGTTGGTGTTGGATGTGTCACCTGATCGGCGGTCTGCGTCGATTGGCGTGGCGTCGGATGCTGGTGACGGTCGCACGTTGGTGATGGTGCGCCGAGAGCCTGGTTTGACGTGGGTTGTGCCGCGCGTGCAGCGGTTGCTGGCGAAGCAAGACATTGTCGATGTCGCATTACATCCGGGCACGCAGGCTGGTGCGCTGATTCCGGAGCTGGTTGCAGCGGGCGTGGAGTTCTCGACCTTGACAACCGGCGATGTGGGCCGGTCTTGCGGCTGGTTTCAGGAGGCCGTGAAAGACGGCTTGATTGTGCATCGTGGGCAGCCGGACTTGAACGCGGCTGTGGCGAACGCTCGGACTCGGCGCTCTGGTGAGGCCGAGTACTGGGACCGCCGAGACCCAACTATCGACATTTCACCTGTGGTTGCCGTGGCGAACGCGGCCTATCAGTGGGGCAATCAGCGGTCCCCCGACTATGACGTTCTGGATTCGATCTACTGAGGGGGCGATGTGACGACTGTGCTTGACCTTGTTGGTGTCGCTGCCTTGGGCGGCTTTGCGTGGTTCGTGTGGCCTCCGTTGGTCCTGTTGGTCCTTGGCGTGTCTGCCCTTGTTGTCTCGTGGCGACTGGCGGCATCGTGAGCTTGTTCTTCCGTCGCGCCACTGAGGAGCGCGCCATTACCGACATGGCATGGTCCAAGGTCAGTGAGCCTGCGGTACCGGGCTGGGACGCGGCTTTGGGGATCGTGCCGGTCTTTGCTGCGGTGCGCCTGATCGCTGAAGCGGTCGCCACGCTGCCGTTGCAGCAGTACCGGAAGGTTGGCAGTGAGCGTCAACCGATGCCGTTGTCGAAGGTGTTTGAACCGCCTTCGGGCTCTCGCTTGTCGTGGGTTCAGCAGCCGTTGGTGTCGCTGTTGATGCGAGGGAACGCATATGGCCTCTTGAGTGGATACGACGCCTCGCTGGGCGGTATGCGTTCGACGGCCACGTGGTTGCATCCGGACAAGGTCCGGAATGTCGAGGGTGTCTGGTATTACAACGGTCGCAAGGTGGAAGGCGATCTCCTGCACATCCCTGGCCTCAGTGCTCCGGGAAGTGTTCTTGGGGTCTCGCCGTTGACGATGTGTCGTCAGGCCATCACTGCGGGGGCCGATGCCGAGAGGTTCATGTCGACGTGGCTCTCGAACCGCGCGCGACCTTCGATGGTGTTCCGCAACACCGAGAAGGCGTTGCCGAGTGCTGACGCTGCGGTGATTAAGGAGCGCGTGAGTTCCACGGTCCAGTCTGGTGAGCCGTTCGTGATCGGCAAGGACTGGGAAGTCACAATGCTCGGCCTGTCGGCTGATGACGCCGGGTTCGTGCAGTCGGCTCGACTCTCGGCAACACAGGTGGCGACGGTGTTCGGGATTCCACCGCAGATGATCGGCGGAGACGCGGGAAGTTCGCTCACCTATTCGACGGTGGAGCTGAACCAGATCCAGTTCTTGACCAACACACTTCGCCCTTGGATTACGCGCCTCGAAGAGGGGTTCAGCAGCTTGCTGCCGCGTCCGCACTACGTGAAGTTCAACGTCGACGCCATGCTGCGGGTCGACACCAAGACCCGGCACGAGGTCTTCCAGATTGACCGGAACATCGGCCTCAAGAGCATTGATGAGCTGCGCGCCCTCGAAGACGAACAGCCACTACCTGATGGCCAAGGAGCCGACTACACCCCACTGGGGCAAATGGGCGCTGCCCGAGCCAAGGAGGCACGATGAGCAAGGAACTTGAGCGGCGGCAGTTGCGCGAGCCGGTCGCGGTCCGCAGTGGCGACGGCGACACGCCTCGGATCGGTGGCTATGCGTTGAAATTCAACAAGCTGTCCCGCAATCTGGGCGGCTGGGTGGAGCAGATCGCACCAGAGTCGCTGAACAAGTCTGCGGGCGATGGCTGGCCCGGCGTGATGGCCCGCTACAACCACGAACTTCTGCTCGGCAGCATCGCAGGGGAGTCGCTACGGCTCGCCATCGACGGCACCGGCCTCGACTACGAGGTTGACCTGCTGGACGACCCTGCTTCTCAGCGCGTCCGCGCGTTGGTGGCGCGCGGGGACGTGTCACGGTCCTCTTTTGCCGCTTACATGCACGAGTCCGACTGGTCCCTCACTCCTGACGGCTTCCCGCTGCGCACTGTGCTCGGAATGTCGCTTGTTGACGTGGCTCCAGTTGACGATCCTGCCTATTACGACACCTCGACAGGTCTGCGGTCGCTGGCTGAGGCGAGGTCGCTTGACGTGGCCGAGGTCGAGCAGTTGGCGCGGGAGAATCGACTGACTGAGCTCATCAAGCCTGCTGTCGAGGTGTTTGACCTTGGCGGCTCCAAGAACTCCGGCCAGGCGGGGCAGGGCGAAACCCACCCCTCGGGCCAGGTCAGTGTGCTGCTGCGCGCACTGGATTTGAAGAAGCAGCTCTGACGGCAGGGTGCAACCCACCGTCGCTCATCAAACTCACCTTCTGAACCTCTGAAAGGGGCTCGTCATGGCAGATCACGCCTTTCTCAAGCGCCTTCGCGAGCAGCGCCAGAACACCTGGGAGCAGGCCAAGTCCCTGCTCGACAATGCTGCTGCGGAGAACCGCGACCTGACCGCCGAAGAGCGGTCGCAGTACGACCAGATGAACGCTGACCTCGACGCTGGTGCGGAGACCATCCGCTCCATCGAGGAGAGTGAGCAGCGCAACGCTGAGGCCGCTGAGGCTTTGCAGCGGATCATGGACCAACGGCCAGTAGAGCCCCGTGAGCAGGAGAACACCGCGCTGCGGTCTTTCCTGCGCGGTGAGGCGCGCGCCTTTGACCTCAAGCCTGATGGCAAGGTCGATTACCGTGCACTGACCAAGGGCACTGCCACCGCTGGTGGCAACACCGTCCCGACTTCGTTCTATGACCAGCTGATCGCACACATGATCGAGGTCTCTGGCGTCCTGATGGCTGGCCCGACGGTGCTGAACACCGACTCGGGTGAGTCCATTGAGGTTCCCACCACGACCGCGCACTCTTCGGCTGCCATCGTGGCTGAGAACGCGGCCATTGGTGCCTCTGACCCCGCTTTCGCGAAGCGGACGTTGGGTGCTTACAAGTACGGGGTCTTGCTTCAGGTCAGCAACGAGCTGCTGTCTGACACTGGCGTTGACCTGGAGGGCTACCTCGCTATGCAGGCTGGTCGCGCTCTGGGCAATGCCTTTGGTGCCCACTTGGTGACCGGCACCGGCTCGGGACAACCGACCGGTGTGATCACGTCGGCCACTACCGGCGTGACTGGTGGGACCGGTGTCGCTGGTGATTTCACTGCCGACAACCTGATCGACTTGTATTTCTCGGTCATTGCCCCGTACCGCAACAGCGCGTCATGTGGGTGGCTGATGAAGGACGCCACGCTGGCGCTGGTCCGCAAACTCAAGGACCAAACCAACCAGTACCTGTGGCAGCCGTCGATCCAGGCCGGTGCGCCCGACACGCTGTTGGGGAAGCCGGTCCACACCGACCCGAACGTGGCCGCTGTGGCGCCCTCTGCGAAATCGGTGGCGTTCGGCGACTTCTCGGCGTATTTCGTGCGCCAGGTCAATGGCATTCGCTTCGAGCGGTCCGATGACTACGCCTTCAACACCGATCTGGTGACCTTCCGCGCCCTGCTGCGTGGTGACGGTCTGACCGTCGACCAGACCGGTGCAATCAAGGTGTTCGCGGGCAACGCTTCCTAGCGCTAAGAACCTTGCGGGCAGCGGGTGACTGCCCATATCCCCGCTGCTCGCAAGGCCCCTTGTTTTCAACTCTCTCCGTGGAGGTTTCTGTGAAGGTCCAGATGAAGTCGCGCATCTCCGGCACTCGGGACGGCCAGGATTGGCCCGAGATTGGGGAGGTCGTCGACCTGCCTGACACCGAAGCTGTGGACTTGCTCAACGCTGGGCTGGCTCAGGTGCCTGGCGAGGACGAGGGCGCACCTGTCACTCGGCCTGCTCCGAAGGCCACCAAGCGCGCCCCGAAAGCCAAGGCGTAGCCGGTGTCCGTGCTTGACCTTGAGACCTTCAAAGCCCACGTAGGCTTGTCGGGCTCGGAACAGGACGCCGCAGCGCAGCGCATCCTCGATGCTGCCGAGGCTGCGGTGGCTAGGGTCATCGACTCGCCACTCAGGGTCGGCACCTACACCTGTACCGCGACCTCTGCTGGGTCGGTAGTCCTGCCGCACGTGAACGTCTCTGCGGTCACGTCGCCTGCCGGAGTGACCGTGAATCCCGCGACGAGCATCGCCAAAGGTTCGTTTAGTGCGGGTGACGTGCTCACCTATACCGCTGGATTCGACGCGCTGCCTGCTGACTTGGAGTTGGCGGTGTTGGAGTTGGCGCGGCACATGTGGGCGTCAACCATTCGCAAGGGAGGCAACCGCGCCGTGGAGTCGGCTGCCGCGCTGGGTGGCTATCTACTGCCTGCTGCAGTGGAGTCCTTGCTGGCCCCACATCGGTCGCTGGGGTTCGCGTGATTCCTTCGGTCATTCCTGCGGTCACTGACGCCTTAGTGGGCTTGTCTGAGGCTGCGGTGGAGCCGCTGGGGTTCGTCGTATTCGACGGTGTCGGGCTCGGTGAAGATCCCTCCGATTTCGTGGTGGTCGGCATCCCTGACCCCACCTCCTCGAACCTGTCGACGGCGGCGACGGTGGAGCAGGATTGGGCGACGCTGGGGGATCTCTCCCGCGACGAGTCCGGCTCTCTGGACTGCATCGCCTACGCCGTGGACGGCGATAGTGACCAGAAGGCAGCGCGTGACCGCGTTTTCGCTGCGGTGGCCGCGATTGGTGCGGCTGTCTTGTCTGACCTGACCCTCGGTGGCGTGCCGGGGCTGCTGTGGTCCGGGGTCCGGATCACCCATTACGACCAATCTCAGTCCGACTTCGGCGCTGAGGCCCAAATCAGTTTCCAGCTCGGTTTCCGGGCACGCATCTAGGAGGCCCTGGTGGCAAAGATCCGCAACGTTTCCGGCGAGGACCGTTTCGTCCCCTCGCTGTCGCGCCTGGTGATGGATGGCCAGGTGATCGAGGTGGACCCCGATCACGTTTATGCCTTCACACAGTCGGCCATTTGGGAGGCGGTCGACAAGGAAGCGAAGGCTGCCGAGCTAAAGGCCGAGGCCGACTATCAGGCTGCTCTTGCTGCCGCGAATCCGGAGCTTGTGACTGAGCCGGACGACGATCCGGACGACTCCACCAACGACGAGTCCCAGGAGGGCTGATTAGATGGCTATTGCTTCGGGGCTTGCCGCCCAGATTGGCGTTGCTGCCGAATCCACGTATGGGACCTACGTGGCTCCGACTCGGTTCCCGGAATACAACAAGGCTGACCTGAAGAAGAAGAAGAACGTTGTCCAGGGCGGCGGGCTCGCGGCTGGGCAGATTGCTCAGCTGGGGTCGCGCCGCGTGGTCACCTCTGAGTCCGTCGAGGGTGGCTTTGAGCTTGAGGTCGCCAACAAGGGCATGGGGCTGCTGCTGGCCCACCTACTGGGGTCCTCAGCTACTCCGGTCCAGCAGGGCGCGACGGCTGCCTACCTCCAGGCTCACACAGTGGGCGACAACATCGGCAAGTCCCTGACCATCCAGCATGGCGTACCCGACTTGACTGGGACCGTGCGCCCATTCACCTTCAAGGGCTGCAAGCTCTCCGGCGCTGAGTTCTCGTGCAAGGTGGGCGAGCCGCTCACCATGTCGCTCGACGTCGATGGGCGGCAGGCATCAGAGGTTGAGACTCTGGTAGCGGCATCACTGGCGACCGGGGTCGCCCCGTTCCACTGGGCACAGATGTCGGTCAAGCTCGGCACGTTCGGCGCTGAGGCTGCGGTGTCCGGGGTCAAGGGCTTCTCGGTCAAATTCGACCGAGGCATGGCCTCAGAGCGCTTCTACGCGGGCGCGGGTGGGCTCAAGGCTGAGCCGATCATGAACGACTGGCTGAAGGTGTCCGGTTCGCTCGATGTCGACCTGGTCAACAAGGCCGACTTCGCTGACCGGTTCGCCGCCGACTCGGCCACGTCGCTGGTGATTGAGTTTGTGGGTCCGTTGATCGCTTCGACGTACTACCAGACTTTCCGGATCAAGGTTCCAATGGTGTTCTTCGACGGTGACACCCCGACCGTCGATGGCCCCGATGTCACGAGCGGCGGTTACCCGTTCGTCGCGCAACTCGACGGCACGAATCCGCTGGTGTCGATTGACTACATCTCGACTGACACCACGCTGTGACCGAAATCAGCATCCGGGGTGCGGAGGACCTCGAGAGGCTGGCGAAGCAGCTCAAGGAGGCGGGCCGCAACGACCTCCGCAAGGAGCTGCTGGCCGGCATCCGTGCCTCAGTCAAGCCGATCATCTCTGACATCCGTGACCGGATTCGGGAGCGGCTCCCGTCTAGTGGCGGGCTCGCTGACCGAGTGGCGACAGCGACCATCAGTGCCCGCACGCGCCTGACTGGCAAGTCGGCTGGGGTGAGCCTGATCGGGAAGCGTGGCAAGTCGATGCTGTCGCGACTCAACGAGGGCATTTTGAGGCACCCGCTGTATGGCAACCGGTCCCACTGGTACACGCAGGCGGTGGAGCCGGGGTGGTTCGACAAGGCCATCATCGAGGACTTGGACCTGCTACAGAAGAACATCATCGACGCAATGGAGAGGGTGGCCGAGAAGGTCGCCCAGGGGGTCTGAAAATGCGCTACGTCTATACACCCGAGGGTGCCGAGCCGCAAAGCTGGGAGTACGACGCCTCGCGGTTGTTGTCGCCTGAGGCTGAGGCGATTGAGCGGCATACCGGCTGGACGTTCGAGGAGTGGCAGGCCCAGCTCGGTCGCGGGTCGATGCTCGCCCATCATGGTCTGTTGTTCGTGCTGTTGAAGCGGTCGAGGCCCACACTCAAGTGGGACGAGGTCGTCTTTTCGTACGCCGAGGTGGACTTCGAGCTGGACGAGGACGAGACCCGCGAAGCTATCGCTGCGTTGGAGGCTGAACCCGAGTTGTCCGAGCGTGAGCAGGCTGCTTTGGACCTGCTGCGGGGGACGCTTGATGAGGCCCCAAAAGCGTCGGACGAAGCCCCCGAGCCGAGCGACGAGAACGCTATTACGGGCTCTTAGCCCACCTGCTGAACATTCGTCCTTGGGAGTGCGACCTGCTGACGGTCGCCCAAGAGAACGCCCTGTTGGCGTGGATTGACCAATACCAGCGTGACGCCGCGAAGGCGGCACGTGACAGCTAGACACAACAGGCGAGGCGGTGGTCACAGGTGGCTAACGCAACCCTGAAATTCGACATCCTCGCCAAAGACCAAGCCTCCGACAAGTTCAACAAGGTCGGGAAGGCTGCGGATCGTCAGCGCGGCAAGATGCAGTTGCTCGGCAAGGCTGGGATGCTCGCCGCGATGGGGCTGGCGGCTGGCCTGGTGGTCGCTGCTGGCGCTGCGGTGAAGTTCGTCCAGGCCGCGATTGAGGACGAGGCGTCTGCCAAGCGGATGGCGACTCAATTCCGCAACTCTGCCGGTGCGACGAAGTCGCAGATTGCCGCGACTGAACAGTGGATTAGTGCTCAGGGCCGCGCCAAGGGCGTGGCTGACGACGACTTGCGGCCCGCATTGAGCAACCTGGTCCGGGCGACCGGTGATGTGGGGAAGGCGCAGAAGCTCGCCGGTCTGGCGATGGACATCAGTGCGGGCACGGGCAAGGACCTCGGCGCGGTATCGACGGCGCTGGCGAAGGCCCAGAACGGCAACGTGGGTGCCTTGTCGCGGCTTGGTGTCAAGACCAAGGACGCCGAGGGCAAGACGATGAGTTTCAAGAAGGTTGTCGGCCAGTTGGGCGACACCTTCAAGGGTGCGGCGTCCAAGCACGCCGACACGACGGCGGGTCGGTTCGCTCGGTTGAAGCTGATCGGGTCCGAACTGGGCGAGTCGATTGGCGCGAAGCTGCTGCCACCGATTACCGAGTTTGCTGGGTTCCTGCTCAACCGAGTGGGGCCTGCGCTGTCGAAGGCTGGCGGCTGGATCAAGACCAACCTCGTGCCGCCACTGCAGGCGGTCGGTGGGTTCATCAAATCCAAGGTGCTGCCCGCGTTCGCTCAGCTCAATGGCGGAGTCAGCAAAGTGACTGGCACGCTGGCTGCGTACGCTGGCTGGATCAAGGGCAAGGTTGTGCCCGCGATTCAAGAGGTGGCGTCCTATATTGGGCAGCGCGCCAAGCCGGTGATTGCGGCGTTCGGTGACGTGTGGCGGACCAAGATTCAGCCGGCGTTGTCGGCTGCTGCTGCGAAGTTCCGGGCCGTGCAGCCCGCTATCTCGGCAGTCGGCTCCTACCTGATCTCGCTCGGCAAGGCCGTCTTCAAGGTCGCCGCGTGGATTGGGTCGAAACTGCTGCCGCCGCTCTTTCGGTTGGCGGGCTGGATTCTGTCGAAGGTTATTCCGGCTGTCGCCTGGCTGGTGACGGGCCTGATCCGTGTCGTGGGCGCCATCGCCAAGTTCGGGTCGGCACTGATTCGCGGCATCGGGTACGCGATCAAGTTCGCGTCGTCCATCAAGACGAAGATTGGCAACGCGTTGGACTTCATCAAGCAGCTCCCTGGCAAGGTCAAGAGCGCAGTCTCCGGTGCCGGGAAGTGGCTGGTGGATGCGGGCAGGAAGATCATCGAGGGCTTGATCAGCGGCATCAAGTCTTCGCTCGGCAAGCTCGGCTCGTTCCTGCGCGGCATCGGGAAGTTTGTGCGGGATCACAAGGGCCCCCCCGCTGAGGATGCTCGAATGCTGACCCCGGCAGGCATCCTGATCATGGATGGCTTGATGCGTGGCATCGAGTCGCGCAAGCGCGCGCTCGGGAAGCAGCTCGCGAGCGTGTCGGGGATGGTGTCCGGTGTTGGCGGGGATTTGTCGCTGGCTCCTGTTGGCGGCTTCGGTGGTCGCCCTGGCAGCGGTTCGGTGGGGTCGTCGTCGGCGTCGCATGAGGCTCTGGTGGCTGCGTTTGTGGACGCCTTGGACCGGATCGACTGGCGGATCAGGGGTCAAGACATCGTCGCAGTCTCGAAAAACTTCAACCGGGTGCGTGGGCACAGGTGAGCGCCACTCCCGTCGTGCAGCTGCTTGTCGGCGTCGGCTACACCACCGACATCACGTCACTGCTGTCCATCAAACTGCCCGTGTCGGTGACCCGTGGCAGGTCGGATGAGTTCGCCGACGTGCAGCCCTCGGTGATGACCCTCACCCTGGACATTTCCACCACCACACCCCCGGCGAGTGTCGCGGTCGGTACGCCGATCAGGCTGCGGGTCACCGTCAACGGCGTCACGACCAATCGGTTCACTGGGGTCGTGGAGTCCACTCAGGTGACGTGGCCGAAGGGTGCTGAGGCTGCGTGTGTGGTGTCGGTGACTGCCGTAGATGCAATGGCGGCGCTGAATCGTCGCCATCTTGACTCCACTCTCCGCGAGACCACCCGCGCTGCATCCCCCGTCCTCTACTACCCAATGGCCGAGCCTGAGGGGTCGCTGTCGGTGGGCGACCTGTCGGGCAATGGGTGGCCGTCGATGACGTTGCAGCAGCGCGGCACTGGCGGCACATTCTCGCTCGGCTCGGGTACTGGCCCAGCGACCCAGCAGGGCGGGTCTGCGACGTTCGAGCGGGCCTCGGCGACTGCTGGCCCCTACTTGTCAGTGACTCTTTCTCGTGCTCTCCCGGTCGCTCCTGGCTCCTACACCCCCGGCAGCGTCTCGTGGGGTTTTGTACTGTCGTTCGTGGTCGCCACGTCGACGGTGGCCGCGCAGACATTCGTGCAGCTGCGGAGGCCGGATACCGAGAAGCAGGACGGCGCACC